ACCCTTTTATCTATGTCATCTAAATCACTAGATGTTTCTTTAAGTGCAGTCTGAAGTGGGACTTGTTCTTCTTTTGCACGTTGTAATGCTTCTTCGTACCTACTAAGTGATTTAGATGCTGAATCAGTCTTTTCGGCTAGTTTTTCAAATTTTTCTCCAGCTACAGTTATAGTCTCAACTGCACCTTCATCATTAACCTCAAGTCTAGCTGACGCAGTTGCCATACTTTAGGTAGTATCTTCAGTCATATCATCGAATACGTCTCTAACTCTACTCTCTTCCGACCATATAATAAAATCACGAATCGGCCATTCGTGTACAATTTCCCTGTATTCTGTGGGATCAAGTTTTGTAAGTGTTGCCCTTATACTTATTATATCACCTTTTTCAGCTTTGGGATACCATGTAAATGTACTCTCCCAATGATCTAAATACCTCTTCGCCTTACCTATTTCTGCGAAGAGGCTTTTATAAAATATGCGGCCAATCCTCCAATTAGCATCTTAACCTGGGAAGCGGGCATTTCCTCAATATCATATTGATCGTAGTTTTTCACTAGTATGCTGAAAAACTCATCAACATGAGAAAGAGGGGGATGTTCAGGTAATTCTACCTGTTCATCCGAAAACAAGACTTTATCTGCATCTATTTGCAGACAAGCACATAGTCTTGTAACTACGTCCAGAGTTAATTCTTCTGGATCAAGTAGCTCTAATTCAGGCTTCAATTCTAATGTATGAAGCCCGTCTTCATTTTTCCCTTTACTTTCCCAATACTTTAGAGGATCGTCTGGTTTCATCTTTATGTGCTATTAGGAACCAGAAGTTGCAGGTACAATAGTATCACCACCAAATGCACCTACAGCGCTGAAGTTGACAACGAACATACGGTGTCCGTCTCGACCTGGACGCTGTTTTGCAACTGTGCAAGTAAGGCCCAACTCTCCACCTATAATTTCAGCCTGAGCCTCAGTTTGCAATCCATCCCTACGGAGCCAAACTACTGTGTTTTCATCGGCAGCCGTCTTGAATGTTTGGAATACGGTGTCTGAACTACTTTCCTCAAATATCATTTGAGAAAAGACGTTTTCCACCGATGCTTGCACAGTACGTCCGTCTAGTACATCTTGTGATACTGCCTCTTCATTTGGCCTATCACTATCGGATGCAATTCTTTGGGGCACATCAGTACCTTTATAATTTTCAAATGTGGCACTAGTACCTCCAAATACTGCTGGTGTATCAGAAGTAACTCCAAATGATTTTACAACGTCTTTTACAACCATTTTGATATATCACATATCAGTTATAAGTAAACGAAATTCTGCATAGTGAGCAAATTGTTCACTACCACTATGCATTGGTCTTGGTGTAGGAGGAAATAGGGGATTTATTGGTAAGGAAAGTAATGCCGTTCTTTTTGTTCCGTCTACATCAACTTCAATCGTATTCTTTTGTCTAGCCGATACTAAAAGTCCTTTTGGGCTATAAGATGTAAACAAAGACTCAAAATCTTTTCTATTGTTTATTTGCCCATCTTCATCATAGTCTACTCCGTAGTTTACTACTATCTTATAACCATCAACTGAACCTATTTGTTTGTTACCCTGTCTAAAAAGACCATCTAATGTTCCAACCTCTGAACTAGGATCTTCAGGGCCATCCCAAAATACCTCACAATGTCTTATTTCTCCATTAGGGTTTTGTGCAACATCTAGCAGTTGCACTCTACTGTTCATATTTAGCATTTGGGTTTTGGCTATCTGATGATATACAAACCTCTCCCCAAATCTAGTAAACAAGATGTTTTCCGCCCAATCTTTTAATGCCTGTCTTTTATCTTCTACTGGTATGCTTTCAAATGCCATTATCCAAGTACCTTTTGTAGAAACTTGAACGTAAGGTCTGCACCCCTATTTGCTACATCACTTTGTATATCTCTAAGTGCAGGTTCTATGTAAGGACGTGCAGGTATGTTTACTGCTGGTACGTTAAAGTAGTCTTTCTTCTTTGCAGCTAGTGCCAATCTTCTCCACTTATTTCCTCTTGCAGCGTCTATCTTGGTTTGTGGTGTAGGTTCACCTGTTTCATAAAACTTAGCCCAAAAGTACGATTCCATTTGTTGTGTAACCGGAATCCTATGTGCAGGTATTGTACCACCTTTTTCATGTATTAGTGCATACGGTACAAATATCTCCCTTATCCATATAAATCCAGTCTCAGTTGTATTTGCAAATGTATCTTGCTCAAATGTCTTACCATCCCCAAATACATCTGTACCACCACCTGAAACTGCCTTTGCCAACCTACCACTTAACTTACGAAGTGGACCTGAATTTCTTCTAGGTGGGTAGTTATCATCTTCAAACCTTGTTGGACCTTCTTGCATGTACTCATTTATTGATACAGCCCCAAACCTTTTACCTATAAACTCTTTCAATGGGTCTTGTACCATTTCTTTATAGGTTTCCTCATCCCTTGCTAATGCTTCAGCAAAGTTTTGGAAGTTATGCTCTATAGGCATTATGTAAACAGCCTATGTGACTGTATTCTTTTTAGTTGCTGCATTGGGTACTCACTTCTAGCTTGTTCTCTTCTTACTGTTGTGTTGAAGTCTCCAACTTGCTGTTCTGATATGCTTTTACCTATGAGTCCACTAATCTTCAGAACAGCATTGTGAACTGCTATGTTGTTTACAACGTCTGTTATGGTTGCAGGCAATACAGGTATATCACTCTTATTACTAAACTCATCTTGAATATATTGCGGGAAGTCAGTTAATTCCTGGTCTTCTCTTCTATATCCTGCAATATACTCAATCTGGTTTAGGTTTCTAGTAGATGAAAACACCTTTCTTTCATCTACAATTATAGTGTCCTCCGTAGTTGAATGTACCGGCCAATCTCTAACTCTAGGATAGGCCAACCTGTATGTATAATCTTGGTTAGGTGTTCTATCTGGTTCTTTCCAATCTCTACGTGCAAGAAAGATAATTTGTTTATCTACAATCAATTCCCTTGTAAGATAGTCCTTAACTCTTCTTGACGCAGAAGATATACCTAACCTACCTTCTTCGGCAAAGTCTCCGTTTGCATCAAATACCTCTCTTGTTAGTGCATCTTCAGCATCAGACTTTAGTATGGATGTTGATACGCTTTCAAATGTAGTAAGATCGGAAGTATCTACCATATTACTGGTTTACTTTTTCATTCCATTCTTTGTATGCAACTTCAACACCCTTTTCTATTTCTTCTGCATAGGTGGGTCCTATACCACTTATATCCTCGAAGTTGTCATATGAAAGCAAAGCTGCAAAGTTGTATACGTTATCGGATGCAAGTATAGAGTATATTTCTTTACTTGGAAAGTCTTCAGGGAGCTTTGTGTTTACAAAGTCCTCGTGATACTCTCCCCTGTTAGTTTCTACAAGGTTTTCATTACCTTCTACAAATTCGGCATAGTCTTTTTCCACCAATTCTTCTGCATAGTCTTTGCCTACCTTTCTTTTCGATCCTTCACTTACAAGTCCACCCAACTCTTTCTGGTTTCTAAGTGTAGTTTTGAGCTTAATTATTGGCATAACTTATGTAGTTGTTTGGAGTGGAAAAGTCTACGTCTTTAGGTTTCAAATATTCTATTTCTCTATATGGGTAACTGTTCCATTGAACAAGATCCAATTCTGTAGTACCAAGTTTTTGATGCTGTATAGGCCAAAACTCTTTTCTGAACCTATTTTTATTGTATAATTCTGTTCTACTGTTTACCCTAGCATGATAACAAGTTGTGTCCGGTGTTAATGCTACACCTAAAGGCACATCTTTATCTACACTTTTTATCGGAAATGGTCTTGCCGTATCCATAGACTTTCTGGTATATGCAAGTCCTTTCTTTTCTAGGTCTTCTGCATAATTTAAGTCTACTTTTACCCATTCATTACTACTTACCATTCCTCCTACATGTGACAGCTTATCTCTATTTCTAAATGTAGACAAAGTGTAAACTTCAACTCTTCCGTTACTGTCTACTTTTAGGCTATCATCCCCATCTTGTCTTTTACTATACCTTTCAAGCCATATATCATCTTTTTCTGAACCTTTATCTACAAGTGCTCTTGTTGCTGCTAATCTAGCAAAGAACTCACTATGTTCTTGCAGTTTTAATTCTTCATCCCAATATATACTTTCTATTGTTCTTCTATCTGCAATAAACCAGTTAGGGCAAAACATCACATCATGATACCTAATCTCACCTATGCTGGTGTTTACTGATTTTATATCTTCAGGTGGCCTATGACGTTCAATGGGACCTTCAACCCACATGTCACCTGCAAACCAAACATCTCTTTTCCCGTTAGACCTTACCCATTCTCCACCTACTATTCCAACCTCATCTAATTTATGCAACAATTCCCAAAATACTTCTAGGTCTGTATCTTCAGTTACAAGATAATCGTCGTCCCACAAAAATATGTAAGGTTCATCTGACTTTTGGACTAGCAAGTTTCTTTTTGCTGAAAGTCCAATGTCATATGCAGGTGCAATTACGTTTTTAGCATGTTCGTATTTATGTGGTTGCATACTATCATCACACACATAAATACTATGATCTGGATAATACTTATGTATGGAGTTTATTAGACGTTGGCATACGTCTGGACGTTCATGCGTAGGTACAATGTGGCATAATTCTTCTTTCATCCGTGCCGTGGTCTAGTCTTGAAAGTTTTGCGGCCTCTCTGCGGCCATAGTCGGGCCGTGTCGGGATTTAGCGCATCCCCTGGTATGGTAGGACTTCCGCACCTGAAAGCCTCTTAGAACGGCTACCTGAGCCTCACAAAAGCTATTATTTATCATACTATCTTGGACCAGGATAGCTAGGGGCTTTTACCTTAACTCCTACCTCTATATTTGGATCTTCATATCCTACAAACTCAAGTATATCTCTTACACCCTTTTCTGTATTTAGGTCTTTTGTCCTGAATACCTTAATGCTTTTGTCACTTCTATATTGGTCTATTATGTTATAAACCCTAAGCCAAAATCTTCTTATGCCTTCTCTTTTACTATCGGTATCAAATGTTGGGTAACACTTATCCCATTGGTCAGGCATGGTTTCTCTATATCCATTAAATGACCAATGATCTGAATTAGGCTTCCACTTATCGTATGAATCTACAACTTCATCTATATCTCTTTTCAGGGCTACAATACGGACATTTCTTCCCGTTCCATGTGACCATCTTAAAAAGGTTCCTATGTGTGATGTCCATACAAAATGTGTATCTGCAACTATTTCTTTGTCATTTCTTAGGGTATCAAGCCACAAACGATAAGGCCACAAGTTAGATGGGCAATTCCACCTAACTTGCGGCCCAAATCGTTCATGCGTCGAAAATGTACTATTCTGGACTGACAAAAGCCTTGTTAGACTTTTAGTACCACATCTACCTGTTCCTACTCCTATAACGAGCGTATTCATAAGTGTGGTATTTAGTCCAGAATACTAACATGGAATTTTTAACTACCAGTCGGGGCAGAAGTATCCATGTTAGAGTTGTGTACCAAAGCAAGTGGTCTTTGGACTGCAAGAAGACCACGAACAAATGCCCGAATTGTCACCATCAACTTCTCAAAGTCGTCTGCATTTTCAGTTGCAATCTCCAACGTAGTTTGCCGACGATCAAAGAATGATGCTGCCATTTCAAAGTTACCAACCAATGCCTCACCTTCAGGCATGGCATTTGAACTTACAATCGGGAAGCCCCAAAGTCTAGGACTTGCCATATTTTGAGCACCACTTATTTGGTATTGATCGTCTCCATCTTTAGTTAGGAGAATACCCCACCAATTAACGGGGGAAAGTACAATACCAGTTGGAGGGAAGTTTTGGCGTTGGAGTTGTGCAAGCATAACCCCAATCTTGTCGATATCTGTTACAGGGGAGTCTGCAATTGCACTTTCCAAGTTACTGTAATAACCTGTAGCGTTAGGTACAAGACCATCCAGGTTATTTCCAGTACCATCTCCAAGTAGAACTTGATCCTCAAGCTCCAACTCAAGAAGTGCCCTCATTCTTGTATTAACCCACGTTCTAAGACGTGGAGCATCATTTAGAATTTGGACACTTGCCTTACCAATATGACCCAATGTTTCCACCGGATCTGTTTCTAGGGTGAACTCAAAGTCTGACTGATCCAATGCAGCACCTTGACCTGCTTGTGGACCTGCATTGTCAGTCTCAAGACTTTGTACAATGTATTCCACCGCATCTTTACTGGTTTCTAGCATGGTAACTAGATCCATGATCTGCGGTGTACGAAGAACGGGTTTACTAATTATATCTTCCCGTTCATCTGGAAATACAACGTCACCAGCACCACCAATGTTGGTGATATCTTTCAATGTGTACCCATCAAGGTTTGCCTTAAAAGTATCACCCTGACTTGGCCTACCATTTGAAAGGTTCTTTGCCTCAACGTCTTGTGCAATCTCAGAGGCAACTTCCTTCCCAATGTTGGCAGAACTTCCACCTACCTTTCCTTCCTGAATTTTCATGTCCAATTCGTCGAACTGATCTTGCAGCTCAGACTTTTTGGACTGAAGTTTCTTAACTTCATCCACCAATTCGGCATTGGTTTCACTTATCTTTTCAACCTTAGTCTTTGCCTCAGACGCGCTATCTTTTGCGGTCTTAATGTCGGACTCAAGACTGAGGATACTATCAATGTTATCACCCAACTCATTGACTTTTTCCTTGAGTTGGCGCATTTCTTTTGCAGATTGAGGCATACCTTTATATTATACCAATTTGAAGTTAGTTAAAAGCTACTTATATACGTTGAAGTTTTCTGCTAATGTCGTCAATGCCGCGCTCAATATCTTCTAGGATGTTATCCTCAGTCTGTTCCGTATGGTTTTTCACATCTGACTCACTAATCGAAGACAAGGTTCCAGCTAGGTGAAATACAGTTTCGTCCCTACCTACAACCTCATCTTCCTCTTCATCATAATCTACCAACTCTATGAGATACCCTTCCTCATCTTCATTACCACTAAATTCCCGTGGTGTTGTTGAGGGACTTACGGTATCATCTGGACCTACAGTTTCAACTATTCTTCCCTGAGCGTCACCACCTTCCCAAGATACCAAGTCACCTACGTTAAATTCTTGCTTTAGACTTGAGTTTATATTTTGCAACTTGTTTTTAATGTCACCCAAATCAGACATAACACTTTTTGTAGGATTGAAACCCCAATTCATTAGTGATATGTTTCTTTTTGTAGGACAATCTTCGGATGGCTTTTCACCACCATCTACACCTTTCATCCTACTTACAAAACTTATTACTCTTCCAGCATCATCATATTCTTCGTCTCCCCAATCCTCTTTATTTGTACGAAGTAGAGATATTACTCTACTACGTACTTTATCAGGGTTTTGTGATGCTTTGTCAGAACACTCTTTTTCTCCCCATTCTTCTATTTCAGAAGCGGACATGTTAACCATGTCCTGAAACTCTTGATATCTTTCTTCTATCTCTTCTTCTGTTGCTTTTCTTCCAAAGTGGTTCTTAAACTCTGTACCAAGTACAGATACGTTCCTAGCGTTATTTTTGACACCAAACCCAAGTATATCTTCAGCAACCTTTTTGATAGACTTATGATCCTCTTCTGATACTGGTCTTACCTTACCAACTCTAGGTTCTGCTGGTGTAGGTGTCAATGTAGCATCAAAACCTAACGGCCATTGTTTAATTTCATGTATTGTCTTACCTGACTTTTCTGATACCCTTTCTCTTTCTACAAGGTGTGATGCCGTTCCACTTGATAGACCCAACTTACCACGTTTGGCAAGTTGATGTACCATTTCCTCATACTCATTTCGACGCTGAAGTTGCGTTTCCATCCATATACCTTCATCGTCTTGCTTTAGAGTTGCCCCATTTTTGTCCAATCTTTTTGTACCAAATACATCATCCATTCCATGACCATACAATACTGCTGACTTGTTATTGGCTATATCCAACCAAAACGCAGTATCTTTTGTAAAGAAATCTCCTTCTAGGTCATGTTCTTCTTTACTACCAAAATGTATAAGGTACTCTCCATAAGTACCTTTATCATCTAGGTCTTTTATCTGCCCAAATGTAGGTGTAACGAGTAGGTCTTTAGGACTCATACTTTTGCCTGCTTCTATAGCTGAAATTTGATCTTGGGCATTTGATCTTGACGTATGACATGCAATCAATTCCTCACTTCCATCTTCCTCTTCTTTGAACAATCCCAACTCATTCTCTCCACATCTTGATGTTTCTCTTATATCGTAAGGCATGATGTGGTTTTTATATGCTATTTCAGGTAAATGTTTTTGGGATCATTTTGCCCGTTCTACAGGGCGCTCTAATCGTGGTTTCAAGGGCTATATTTTCATACTGACGGGTTTACTGAGCACCTACAATATATTGTATTACCTGGACTACCAAGCGGATCTGAGGGAAATCTGAGCGTTTCTTGACGTGAACCTTTACCTGTTATAACCCAACCTACATTTAGGTCTGATTCTTGACCATCTGCTGACCTATGATCCCAAAGATCACCATTTGCGGGCGTTCTTACTCTAGGATCTCTTTGTGATACCCAAGTACCACGATCTATTCCCGCGTCTTTCATACCCTCTATTTCTCCAACCTCAAAACCACCATTTCCGGCAGTTTGCACAATACGATCTAAACGATATCCTACCTGTTCTTCTGTTTTATTTGCTACCCTACCAACTATTTCTGCGAGTGACCTACCTTCTTGTAAACCTCTTTGTATTTCTCTTGCTGCTGTTCTTCTGAATGTCTGTTGTGTTCTTGCTGTCTTTTCAAGTATTTCTTGTATTACATTAAATACTGCCCCTCTTCCTTGTGATATTCTTTCTGTTGTTGGATCTATGTTTTCTACAGTTTCGGAGGGAAGAGTTAAACTGTTAGGATTTGCACCACTTCTCAATGCACCTGTCTGATAACCACGATCAACTATGATAATAACTCCAGGTCTTGCAGTCTGTTTTGTTAGCCCAAACCACCTGGACCAATCTAACAATGTCTGCATTACCAAGTTAAAGTCTTCAGGCTTAGTTGCCTTTTTGCTAAACTTACGCAACTGTTTTATGCCAAACTTTTCTTTTAGCCTTTTTAGTACAAGCTCTATCTCATTTTCAAAGAAAGACTTTAGTGATTCTCTCAATTGTGTTTGTGCGTCTTGCTTTTCTGCCTCTACTGCTTTCCATTCTTGACGTACCAACTTTTCAGGTAGGTCATGCTCTTTGCTTTCGTATCTATATGAGTTTCTTATTTTACCAAACCTTCCTAGCTTTCTTTTCGGGCTTTTAACCTGAATCTTTTCGTATGACCTTTTTGCGGCGTATTCTTCACACATGATGTAGATTAAGTTAAGACTATGATGTTGCGGATCATTGTTCTGCGACGTACAGTAACAGAAGGCGCATTTTTATCAATCTTACTCTGTAAACCAAGACAGGCAAAACTACTATGTCCGACCTTGATTTCAACATGCAAGTTTCTGATAGGAAAGAAGCTGAACAAGAAATCTCATCCTCGTCTGGTGGTGGTGGGCGATCTTCGCAGTATGATCCAATTGCAGAAAAATATGCAAACTTGGATGATGGTGAGGCTATTCTTTTGGATGGAATGTCCCAAAATGACATCCAAAACCTCCGTAATCTTTTGTACCGACGTTTTGGTAAGGAAGAGGTAATTGTCCGATCTAAGTCTCAAGGTGATGACACGTACAAGGCTGTTGTACGTGATCGTGAGGGTAATGAGTACCTACGTGACAATGATACTTCCAATGGGGAAGCCCCTGAATCTGAAGCTACCACGGAGGAAGAGGAAGTTGATACATCTGATGAGGAACTTGATGATGTATTCTAAGGTACAATGTTAGGTTGCATTGACCTAGACTAATACCCTACGGTCCTGAAATATGGATCGTAGGGTATTTTTTTTATATGTGTGCACCATTCTTACGGTGCTTATCTGTTTTTACCTTTCCGTTTGCAATTCTTTCTATTTCTTGCATTATGTCTTCGTCAGACTTTGTATCCAACTCTGACATGTTGATGTTAATGTCACTATCTGGACCACCAAATAACTGTTCATGTGGCTGTACATTCATAGGTACAACTAGACTATCAGCCCCTACAGGTTCATAACCTAGTATCTTGCGTGCATCGTCAGGTGTAAGAATAGGGGAATCTGTAGCATTGGTTAATGCTTCAATCTTTTCTAGCATAGCTTCCCTAAGTGCATCTATTTTCATAGGATCAAATGTCAACCTAAGTGTTTGGTTATCATCTTCAAACTTAGGTATAAGCCATCTGTTAAGATCACTTAGGAAAAACTCCAACATAGGAATAATCCTAGTTGTGTATGCAATTATTAGGGCTGTACTATAGTTATCATACGTTTGTGCAGAGTTGTCACCCAAAAGACTTGGATCTACACCTAGTCCTGTAACTACGAGTCTACCGTAGTATTTCATGGACTTCAGAAAACTTGCTTCTTTAGGTGTAATGTTGTTGTTGACAGGCTCAAATGCTCCACCTAGTACGGTCCACTTATGACCTTTTCTTCCCATGTTGATCTGTTCATCAACTTGTTCTTGGGCCTGATCTCTGTCTTGTGGTCCAATTTGATCTCCAGGGTCCAATCCTCTAGGCATAAGAAAACCAGGAACTTGGCCCCTATTTTCGGAAATGTTTTTGTTCCAGTTGTCATTGTCTTCCATTATACTTAATGCACGAAGTACACTAAGCAATATAGGCAAACCTCTTTCCTTTCTTTTTGGGTGGTAATTAAAGCTATGAAGTATATCATCAGTATCACCACTAATGTCTTTTGATCCGTATGGCTGTTCTAGGTTAAGACTATAACCACTAACAAACCCTTGACCATCAGTTACAAAGTGGTTGAAGTCTGACCTATCAAAAAGCTGCAATTTACGTGGCAAACCTTCATTACTTCCACTATCAGGTGATACACCACGTAACCAGTATTCTCCACCACCCATCATGGACCATACTTTTCCTGTAAACAACCACTCCTTTGTGTACCTATCATTTTTAGGTCCACCTGGACGTGAAAGTAGGTCTAAGACTGGATGTGATCCTATTTGTTCTTCTTCACCATCATCTGAAACCTCCACAAGTTTAAGTGGAATGTTAGCTAGATTATCAGCTATAAAGTCGATGGCACGTCTTGACAGGGGATTTTTAACTGCCAAGTCTGTTAGGTTTGAGAAGTTTTTATTACCATACGATACGTTAAACCCAAAACTTGCAGGGTTAATACTACCACCACTAGTATCAACCTCAATGTCTTTACTGGACGTATAACCTTGACGAAATGCTTTAATTGGGTTAATCATACCTAAAAGACTCTACTATAATCAGTATCATTTTGAAGCCTAGACTCAAAGTAGCCTTGAACTACTGCGTCACCTTCATCTGTACTACGTCCCAACCTGTCTTTTATTCCCCATTTGTCACCACTTTCTGACTTCCCACTACCTGAAATCTTTGGTTCAACTTCTACCTGCTTGTCTCCTACAATTCTGTACTTAGGGGCTGTTAGGTCCTCTTTTATCCTACGCGCTATTTCACTATCTTTGTCTATGTTAAATGCTACTTTCTCTGCTTTAAGCAAATTATGCAAATGCCACCATGCTTGTGATCTTTGGTTCTTGAAATCAAAGAAGCTATCTTTGTATGTACTATCTTCAACTGGACTAGAACCAGCCTTAAATTCTATAACGTCAAACCCCTTTTTGACTAAATCATCGGCTATACCTGCACCTAAACCTACAGTATCAACTACGATACCATCATGTGATACGTTTTTGTCGTTCGTTAAAACGGTGACTCTGGTAGCTGTTTCATTTGTCCTGCTATTTTCTAGGCTTTCTATATGTTCGAGTACGTTTCCGTCTAGGATTGCAATACTAGACCTATCATCCCCAAATCTTGCAGCATCAACACCCATTCTTTTCTTACCTTTTAGGTCTTGGGTTTCTCTTTCAAATGCCCTATCAACTAATTCTCCACCTATTAGTTGGTCTGGATCTTTGAAGTCATAAAAGTCACCATACTTATATATCCTACGTTCTTTTTCTGGTAGTCTTTCTAGTGTCTTTTTGTACTCATCATCAATGAATATATTATGCCTGTAGGTTGTCTTATGTAGAAATGCGTCTTCTACATACTTTCCATCTGTACTAAAAAACTCTCTTCTTATCCAATGACTTTTTGCCATGTTCGGGTTAAAAGTCATGTACATCTGAAACGTAGGCTTATGGCTACCTCTCAACCTACGATCTAACTCTGTAAAGTCTTCCTCTTCTATTTGGTTAGATTCCTCTATATGAACCTTTGTTGGGCCTTCTATAGACTTCAGGCGCGTCTTATCCTGCAATCCTACACCTATCATTCTAGCCCCATTCTTAAACCTTATCTTCATTTGTTGTTCGAGAATGTCAACCTCTGAAGCTAGACCTGTTTTCTTTAATACTTTGACTACAGTACGAAAGTTACTTTCCCGAACGTCACTTTGGACGTTACGAACTAGAAGAACTTTTTCTCTACCATCACGGATACATCTTTCTATGATAAGCTGTGCAATAAATACACTTTTCCCGCTACCACTTCCACCATACGGAAGTACATACCTTTTCCTTGTTTTCTTTATTGGGGAAAACAGAGGGTTTTGGTCTACGTAAGGTGTAAGTGGCATATTAGGATAAACCTTTTTTATTGCTTACTATTCCAACTACGATCTTTGGCATTTCTTCCATCCATTTCATGAAATGAATACTGCCAAAGTTTACTTATTCTTCTAGCCTCTTCTACTACTACGTCTTTAACCTCAGTCTCATTCTTAATAATTGAAAAGAGTATTTGTTTTAGGTTTCTCTCTACCCTTATCAACCTGTTTATTTCTACCTTTACATCTTCAAGTTTTTGTTCTGAATCTGATTTTGATTCTACCCTTGCTTTTGCATCCGCATCTTCCAATTCTTGCAGTTGCTTTTGATGTATGTAATCCATCTTAGGTTGTACTTGGTTAGTGCATAAATAAAAATGGGGTTTCTCACTCTAGGAG